GAAGATACTGCCCTTCCCAGAAAACAGCTCGAGATGTTCTTGCTCGAGATCAAGCACCAACCCCATTGGCGCCGCGAGGCTGACCGGGCGGCCGACTATTACGATAACAACCAGCTTTCGCCGGAGACTGTCGAGAAGCTGAAGGAGCGCGGCCAGCCTCCGCTGGTCACGAACCTGATCAAGCCGACGATCGACACGGTGCTGGGTATGGAAGCCAAGACCCGCACCGACTGGCGCGTCCGCCCCGAGGATGACGACCAGGCGAACGACCAGTTGGCCGAGGCCCTGAGCGTCAAGCTGAAGCACGCAGAGATCGAGTCACGCGCCGACCGCGCTGTGTCGGACGCCTACGCCGCCCAGATCAAGTGCGGCCTGGGCTGGGTTGAGGTGGCCCGCGAGAACGACCCGTTCAAGCCGCCGTACCGGGTTCGGTACGTCCATCGCCGGGAAATCTTCTGGGACTGGCGCGCCGAGCAGCCGGACCTGTCGGATGCCCGCTACCTGATCCGCCGGCGCTGGATGGAGCTTGAGCAGGCGATTGCCATGATGCCGCAGTACGCCGGCCTGTTCCGCATGACCACTGGCGGCTGGGCTGGCTTCGACCCGCTGCTGGAGCAGGACTCCCGGCTGGTGCAGTCCTGGGAGATCGAGCGCGACACCCGGATTGCCGCGGTGGATTGGCGCGACATCCAGCGGATGCGGATCTGCCTGTACGAGGTCTGGTATCGCAAGTGGGTGCGCGGCTACACGCTGACGCTGCCCAACGGCAAGGTGATCGAGGCCGACTTCAACAACCCGATGCACAACCAGGCGATCGTGTCCGGCTATGCGCAGGTGAAGCAGGCCACGTTCCAGAAGGTGCGCCTGGCCTGGTACACGGGACCGCACTTCCTCTACGACGTGCCGAGCCCGTACAAGCACAACCAGTTCCCCTACGTCCCGTTCTTCGGTCACCGCGAGGATCTGACGAACGTCCCGTATGGCCTGATCCGCACGATGATCAGCCCGCAGGACGAGATCAACGCCCGCAAGTCGAAGATGCTGTGGTCGCTGAACAGCCGGCGCGTCATTGCCGACGCCGACTCGGTGGTGGATCACGGCCGTGCCATGAACGAGGTGGCCCGCCCGGACGCCTACATCATCCTGAACGCCAACCGGAAGCCGCAGAGCCAGTTCAAGGTCGAGCCCGGCGGCGATCTTGCGGTGCAGCAATTCCAGGTGATGCAGGAGGCCAAGCAGGAGATCGCCGAGGCATCCGGCATCCACAAGGCCATGATGGGGCAGAATTCGAACGCCTCGTCGGGCCTGGCCATCAACTCGCTGGTCGAGCAGGGCATCAACACCCTGGCCGAGATCAACGACAACTACCGGTACGCCCGCCGCCTGGTCGGCGAGATGCTGTTCGGGCTCCTGCAGGAGTCGATCGGCAACCGTCCGATGATGGTCACGCTGGGCGAGGGCATGCACAAGAAGATCATCCCGCTGAACCAGCAGTCGATCGACCAGCAGACCGGCCAGCCGGTGATCATCAACGACGTGTCGAAGGTCAAGGCCAAGATCGTCCTCGACGACGTGCCGAGCACGCCGACCTACCGCATGCAGCAACTGCAGATGCTCTCCGAGATCACGAAGAGCCTGCCGCCGCAACTGCAGGGCTACGTCATGGACTTCGTTATCGAGGCCACCGACATGCCGAAGCGCCACGAGATTGCCGACCGGCTGCGCGCCGTCGTCGGCATTCAAGACCCGGAGCAGCAGCAGGCGGCGGCCCAGGCGCAGCAGCAGATGCAGCAGCACGAGATGCAACTGCAGACGGCCGAGCGCCAGGCGAAGATCCAGGAAACCATGGCCAAGGTGCAGAAGCTCATGGCCGAGGCCCAGGCCATCGCCCAGGATCAGCCGGAAGGCGGCGGCGACACGGCGCAGCAGGCCGCGTTCGAGCAGCAGATGCGCCAGCTTCAGGAGCAGATCAGCGTCCTGCGCACGCAGCTTGCCGACCGGCGCGCCGAGATTGCCACGACGGCCCACACCACCATGGCCAAGGCCGAACTGGACGCCGCCACCAAGCTCGCCATCGAGCGCATGCGGATCGCCAACCAGCCGAAGACCGTGCCAGCCAAGCCGCAATCAAATAGCGACTGATCTGCAACACTGGCTGCACCAAAGAAGGAGCACCCTCAATGTCCTCTAACATCAAGTCGCGGCACACCGGGAAGGCGGTGGTCATTTCGACCCCGATCACGGGCGGTGCCGCTGTGACCCCCAGCGACTCGACAGACCTGCCTGAGATCTCTCTGGCCCTCTACATCGGCACGGCCGGGACGCTCAAGGTCACCATGCTCGACGGCTCGGTCGTCACCTACGCCTCGGTCGCCGCCGGCCGCCACCCGCTGCGCGTGAAGCGCGTCTGGGCGACTGGCACCTCGGCCACCGGCATCGTCGCCGAGTATTGAGATGGCCGACCACAAGCAGGCTGCTCTGATCGCCGCCACCCTCATGCTTGCGCGTGAGGTGGCACACCGCGAGCACCTGAAGGTCACCGGTCCGGGCGCCTACTCTCAGCACGCCGGCGCGCTGGGCCCGTTCTACGAAGAGATCGGCGGCCTGGCCGACACGTTCGTCGAGGTCTATCAGGGATGCTTCGACTGCATCCTCGACATTCCTCTGGTGTCGCACGACACCAAGATGCCGATCGCCGAATTCCTGCGCAAGCAGCAGAAGTGGATTCGCAAAACGCGGTATCAGGCCGTTCCGAAAGACGAGTCTCCGCTGCAGAACATCATCGACGAAATCGAATCGCTCTACTTCAGCACCCTCTACAAGCTGAAGCGGCTCCAGTAGTTATCTCCTAGCCTCTGTGTCTCCCCGACCTTTCACCCGCTTCGGCGGGTGTTTTTTTTGGCGAGCTATGACTACGCCAAAGTCAAATAGCAAACGTCGAGTGATACTCGGCGAACCTGAAAGGCTGAAATTCCCCGCCATGGGTTATTGGCCTGCCTGGATGGATTTCCGCAACCAACGCGATACAGTGGAGTGAAGTGAATGGCAGGTTTTGATCTGGAAAATTTGGCGCACGACCCGGAATCTCTGGCGAAGGCATTTGAAGCAATCGAGTCTGGCGAAGACCTGGCCTCGAGCGAACCCGAGCCGACCGAGCCCGCGGCGGAGCCGAAAGAACCGGCCAAGGCCGAACCGGAGCAATCGAACACCCAGCAGGACAACCAGGACGATGCCGAGCCTGAAGGCGTGGCAACCAAGGACGGGAAGCGAGTCATCCCGTATGCGGTACTCAAGAGCGAGCGCGAACGCGCATCTCGTGCCGAGCAAGTGGCCGAGGAAATGCGTGCTCGAGTGGCGAGCCTCGAGGCCATGGTCAAGGCGGCAAGTGAAGGGGCGAAAACCGGTGAGAGCGCCCGCACCGAGATCCAGGAAGGTTCTGTCAGCGACCTCTCGCAAGAGGATTTGGATGTCCTGAAGGAGGACTTCCCGACTGTCTACAAGGCGGTGATGGCGTCCATGGCTGCGGCCAAGGCGCTTGAAGCCAAGTTGCAGCCGGTCGAGGAAACCGTCCGCGAAGCACGGCAGGAGCAGCAGCGCACTGAGGCCGAAACGGTCCAGGACGCCATTGATTCTGTGCCGAAGCTCGCCCACATTCAGGCGAACAATGCAGAGGCGTTTGAACTGGCGAAGCAGTTCGACGCGACCTTGCGAAATCAGGCAGCTTGGGCCAACCGTCCGTTGGTCGAGCGGTTTGAGAAGGTGACCGAAATGGTCGAGGCCGCACTGGGCAAGATCGACATCCCGGGTGCCAAAACTGAACTGAGTCCCGAGGACTTGAAGAAGGCCGCCGCCGCGAAAGCAGCCGCTGCCACGAAGGCGAACAAGTCGAATGTCCCGACTTCGCTTTCCGAGTTCCCGGTAGGAGAACCGGCAGCAGCAGACGAGCGCGCAGCAGCTGAAACCATGACGCATGCGCAGCTGGCTGAGTTGCTTTCGTCGATGACGCCGGAACAAATGGATGCGTACTTCCAATCTTTGTGAGGCCCTAAATGGCAACTAATATCCCCGTCGGTTCCGCCCTTGCGCGGAAGATCTACTCGGTGGGTCTGTTCACCCGCGTGCAACACACCCCCGGCTTCATGAACCTGCTCTCTGGCGAGATGCCGAAAGAGGGCTCCTTCGCCGCCAAGACCAAGGGCCAGACCTCACCGGACTACCCGATCGTCAAGGCCGGTGACCTGGCCAAGGGCGCTGGCGACACCGTCAGTATCGACCTGTTCAACATTCTGCAGGGCAAGCCGGTGATGGGCGACAAGCGCATCGAAGGCCGCATGATGCAGCTCACCTACTCCAGCATGGACGTGCAGATCAACCAGGTCCGCGGCGGTGCGGATTCCGGTGGTCGCATGACCCAGAAGCGCACGGTGCACAACCTGCGCAACATCTCCATGGCTGGCCTGCAGGCTTGGATGCAGCGTCTGGAAGACCAGACCGCCCTGGTGCATCTGGCCGGCGCCCGTGGTTCGCAGAACACGACCGACTGGGTTGTGCCGCTGAACACCGACCCGGACTTCGCCGAGATCATGGTCAATCCGGTCAAGGCCCCGACCAAGAACCGCTACTTCGCCGCCAACGACGCCACCGGCCCGGACGACATCGGCACCAACGATGCCCTGACTCTGCAGGACATCGACCGCATCGTCGCCCAGCTGCGCGAGTCCCCGGTCGTGATGCAGTCCGTCAAGATCAAGGGCGACGAGCGCGCCTGGAACGACCCGCTGTGGGTGATGTTCGTCACCGAGCGTCAGTGGCTGTACCTGCAGTCCCGCACCGGCCAGACCACCTGGCGCCAGGCTGTGCAGTACGCCTTCGAGCGCAAGTCCGCCGGCATCAAGCACCCGCTGTTCGATGCCTACGAAACGATCATGTGGAACGGCGTGCTTATCAAGCGCATGAACCGTTACGCGATCCGCTTCGCGGCCGGCGATTCCGTGGTGAAGGACACCGGTGGCACCGATGGCCTGACCTACACCGAGAGCACCGTGCAGACCGCCCAGCCGGTCGATCGCGCGATCATCGTCGGTGCGCAGGCCCTGGCCAAGGCTTACGGCAAGTCCGCCTCCGACTACTTCTACGACTGGTCGGAGAAGGAAGTCGATCACGGCAACAGCATCGAAACCGTCTGCGCTGCCATGACCGGCACCGGCAAGATCCGCTTCAAGATCGACGGTGCTGATACCGACTTCGGCGTGGCCGTGGTCGATTCCTACGCCCCCGATCCGGCTTCCGCCGCCGGCCGCACGCTCCTGGGCTCCTGATGGGAGGGGCTTCGGCCCCTTTCACTGAACCCTTGACCCAACACTGGAGAATCTGACATGGCAACGATCAATGCCCCGTCCTTGCTGGACACCCAATACAGCGGCGACTGCCCGCTGGCCAACGCGCACGGCTACATCACCCTGGCCTCGGCGCAAGTCGGCGACAAGGTTCGCCTCAACAAGCTCTACGCCGGAACCAAGATCTACGACACCCGTATGATCTTCGGCGACCTCGGCACCGGCACCACCGTGTCGCTGGGCTTCGAGTACGCGAACGGTGAGTCTGGCGGTTCCGCCACCGCGCTCCTGGCCGCCACCGATGTGGCGACCGCGGCCGGCTCCGCCAGCGGCGTCCATGCGCCGGTCACCCTGGCCTACGACGCCTACATCATCGCCACCGTTGGCGGCGGTGCGGCCACTGGCCAGCTGGATACCGTCATCACCTACGAGTTCAAGGGCAAGTAATTGACCTTGGTCGCGTAATAGCAGGGGGCGGGCCACAAGCCTTGCCCCCTGTTTCTTTGTACTGGAGAACACCATGACGCAACTCGTCGCAGTGAAGTACGTCGGCAAGAAGCCGCACGCCTACGACAACATCGCCCGCTCCGGCGTCACCTGGAACGGCAATGGTGACGTGCAGGAGGTCACCGAGGCCCAGGCCGCGGCCCTGATCAAGTTCCCGGACCAGTGGGAGCTGGCCAACGAGGATGACGCGGTTCGCGTGGCCACGCCGAGCAGCATCAAGGTCGAGGACGAAGACGGCGACACCGTGATCATCGACCCGAAGGCGTTCAAGAAGCCGCTCGAGAAGATGTCGAAGGCCGAGATCGTGGCCTATGCCAAGGACCGCTTTGGCAAGGATCTCGACGTGACTAAGGGCAAGAAGACCTTGATCGACATCGTGGAAGAGTTCGAGCGCGAGCTGGATGTCACGGTCGGCGTGGGGCCGCGGCTCGACTGATTCAGTCAAATAGTCGCCGTTCGCTGATACTCGTCGCCATCACAGACGAGGCCCGCCGTGCTTATTGCCAAGTATTCCGAACTGATAAATGACGTACTCCCGTCGCTGAATGCTGACCCGTCAGACCCGGTGACGGAGTACGCCATCAAGCGGGCGTGCATCGACTTCTGCGCCGGTTCGTGGATCTGGCAGTACATGCCCGACCCGATCGACGTGGAGGCCGGCGAAGCGTACTACGACCTCGAGCCGGAGACTGGCGCCGACGTGACGGTGGTGATGGACGTGTCGCACAACAACGTCCCGCTGCAGGGCAAGTCGATCGCTTGGCTCGACAACAACCTGCCTGGCTGGCGCACCACCCGGGCGGTGCCGAAGTATTACACCCAGGTCGATACCGACCAGATCATCCTGGCGGCCGTGCCCGATGCGAACATCGCGGCCGGCCTGACCATGACGCTGGCGCTGCAGCCGTCGCAGGCGGCAGTCGGTCTGCCGAAGTGGATCTTCACGCAGTACCTCTACACCCTGGCGGCCGGCGCCATGGCCCGCCTGATGCTGATGCCGAACAAGCCTTGGACTGACCTGCAGAACGGCGCCATGCACGCTGCGAACTTCCAGGGGGCGATCGCCAACGCCCGCGCCAGCAGCCTTGCTGCGCTTGGCCGCGCCGCGCATCGCGTGACATCGCAACATTGAGAAGGAATCAACCATGGCCACCGTAACCGTCGCCTCGGTCATCTCGAAAGTCCAGACGATCCTGCAGGACACCACCGGCATCCGCTGGCCGGATACCGAACTGCTCGGCTGGATCAACGACGGCCAGCGCGAGATCGTCCTCTACAAGCCCAACGCCTTCGTCAAGAACACGGCGGTCAAGCTCGACACCGGCACCAAGCAGACGCTGCCGGCCGACGGCGTGCAGTTGATCGACGTGGTGCGCAACATGGGCCAGAACGGCGGCACCCCGGGCCGTGCCATCCGCATCACGATGCGCGAGATCCTGGATTCGCAAGTGCCTGGCTGGCATTCGTCGACGCCGAACGCCGAGGTCAAGCACTACATGTATTCGGTGCTCGACCCGAAGACCTACTACGTCTATCCGCCCCAACCGAACACGAACCAGAACTTCGTCGAGCTGGTGTATGGCGCGGCGCCGACGGAGTGCGCGCTGGGCGGCACGATCACGCTGGACGACATCTACCAGACCATCCTGGTGGATTACTGCCTGTACCGCGCCTACAGCAAGGACACCGAGTTTGCTGCCGACCAGAACCGGGCGGTGGCGCACCAGAACGCCTACATCGCCGCGCTCACCGGCAAGGCGAAAGTAGAGGCCGGGACCAATCCGAACATGACTGCCCCGGCCAACCCCAACGTTGTACCCAACTCTCGATAAGGAGTGAAACATGGCAGGCTTTTCCCAAGCTCTCGCTCAGTCGATCTTTGACGCCACGCTGGCCGCCAGCCGTTCCAGCCTGAGCGCCAAGCCCGGCGTCTGGATGTCGCTGCACACCGCCGCCCCGAATGACGCATCCGGCGGCAACGAGGCCACCTACACCGGCTACGCCCGCGTGAATATCGCCTCGCTGATGACCTCGAGCGTTGTCGGCACGGCACCCGAGCAGACCGTCCGCGCCACCAACACCGGCGACATCAACTTCCCGGCCTCGACCGGCGCCACCCAGACGGTGACCCACTGGGCGATCTGGTCCGACCAGACGCTCGGCACCTCGGCCTACCTGATGTACTCCGGCGAACTGTCTTCCAGCCGCGCGGTGCAGGCGGGTGACGTGGTGGTGATCCCGGCCGGCCAGCTGCAGATCGACTTGACCTGATCGGGTTGCCATGGCCGGGATGTCCAAGTACCTCGCGCTGGCTCTGTTCAACATGTCGTTGAACCCGGTGCGGTCGTCCTACACGCCGCCTGACGGCCTCTGGGTTGCGCTGCACACGGCGCCGCCCAGCGACTCGACCTACGGGCACGAGGCGACGTTTGGCGGGTATGCCAGGCAGTCCGTCAATAGCTTGACCGCCACGACACTCCCGGAGACAGCGGGCGGCGACGTGAATATCTCCGTCACCAACGGCTCGGCCATTGTCTTCCCGGCATCGACATCGGAAACTGGCCAGACCATCACGCACTGGGCGATCTGGGATAGTCAGACGGTCGGTGACGGGAACATCCTGTACTCCGGGGCGCTGGTGTCGCCTCGACTGGTTGTTCAGGGTGACAGCGTGGTCATCCCGGAAACCAGCATCACGCTGCTGATTAAATGATCTCTCATGCGCTTAACTCAGGACCATTAAACGGCGTCCCCTTCCCGCTTGCGGAAGAGGGCGAGTCCATCATCGAGTTAAGCGGCACGGTCGAGGTCACACTAAGCCTCGACACGCTGTATATCAGGCGCACAATCGGCGCCTCAACCCGGCCCAGTGCCGTCTGCGCGCAGGCTGAGACAGCCAGGAAAGCGCAGGTTTCCGCGTCCGCCAGCGGGCGTGCGATTGGTGCCAACGGTTACGTCATGAGGAAGGTCGCGTTCGCGGCCGTTACCCCGGCGTCGGCAATCGACGTGGCTGGCGTCGTTGCACTTAGGCAAGGCATTGGCGCATCGACATCGTGCTCTGCTAGTGGCAACGCTGCTGCTACTCAAAAGGGGCCGATGGCGGCCTGGGTGGCGGCAAGTGCGATTGCCACGGTTGACTCCTACAAGCTGACGTTCCTGTCTGCCGCTGCCGAAGCGAGGGCAGTGTCTGCGCCAACGGTATGGGTCAAGGAGATCTCGCGTGGCGCCGGCGCGCAGGCATCTGCAGCCACGCGATCGGCGATCTCCATCAAGTCGCGGCTGTCGGCTGGCGCACAGTGCCTGGCGAGCGCCACGGCCGCCGGCCTGGCCAAGGTTCCTCTTTCGGCGATCACGCCGGCAAAAGCAGGCGCGACAGTGCTTGCAGGGCTGCGTGCATTCCAGCGGGCTCAGGTCGAGGTGTCTGGATATGGCCTGGTGTCGCCTGCCATGTATATGGCCACTGGCGCTGCCACTGTCGCCACGGCACCAGGAGTTGCAACCCAGGCAATCAAGAAGACATTGCAGGCAAAAACGATTGCGAGGGCCATTGCCACCGTCGGCGCGATTGACCTGTCGAGCAGCATCCCGGCGCCGCTTGAGCGTCAAATTATTGTGCCTCCGTATGATCGCGGTATGAAAGTGGTGGTCTGAAATGATCCTTGGGAAATTCGTAAAACAACCGGCCGAGATTCTGGACTTCGACATCGACTTCTCGGAGTTCCTGTCGGACGGTGACTCTCTGGTCGTGACTGGAGATCCGCCAGTTCCGTCGCCATTGGACGTGACCGTAACCCCGGCTGGGCTGACGCTCGGCGCGACACTTGTGCGTGACGGTCTGGTCATCAAGCAGTGGGTGTCTGGCGGGACCAACGGCCAAAAGTACAAGATCACCATCACCGCCACCTCGAACGCAGGCCGCGTGAAGCAGGTGGAATTCACGGTTCGAGTAAAGGACGAATGACATGGCGGCATTGCTGTTCAAGAACAACGCGACGACGACTCTCTCTGGGTCGATCAACGACACTCAGACCACCATCACCGTTGCCAACTCGAGCGTCTTCCCGGTAATCACCGGTGACGACTACTTCTACGCGACCATGTACGAGGTCGCCGGCGGCGTCGAGATCAACATCGAGATTGTCAAGGTGACGGCCACCACCGGCCTTGTCTGGACGATCGCTCGCGGCCAGGATGGGACGGCGGCTCGAGCCAGAACCGGGATCGTCGACGTCTATATCGAGCTTCGCTGGATTGCCGCATCGGCCGGTCTGATGCTGCAGAAGGACCGCAACCTTGCCGACCTGGCAAACGTGGCCACGGCCAGGACGAACCTCGGCCTGGGCTCAATGGCTACGCAGTCGGCGAGCGCGGTCAATATCACCGGCGGGACGATCAGCGGCGTGACGCTGACCTCGCTGGACTCGCAGACCACGATCAACGACAACGCCGACCCGACGAAGGGCGTGCAGTTCGAGGTATCCGGGATCAGCACCGGAACGACCCGCACGCTCACCATCCCGAACGCGAGCGGCACGATCGCGCTGGTGTCCGACTTGGCATCCGGCTATCAGCCTCTCGACGCGGACCTGACGGCGCTGGCCGGGCTGTCCGCCAGCGGCATCATTGCGCGCACAGGATCTGGCACGGTGGCTGTCCGCAACCTGATTGCGCCGGCGGCCGGCATCACGATCTCAAACGGTGATGGCGTGTCCGGTAACCCGACGCTGGCCCTGGCCAACGATCTGGCGGCGGTTGAGGGAATCTCAACCACCGGCTTCGTTCGGCGCACGGCAGCAGACACCTGGACGGCATCGGCCATTGCCGACGGCGATCTGCCGTCCGCGCTCACCGGGAAGACCTACAACGGCCTGACCCTGACGGCGAACACTACCGGCTTCTCGGTGGCAGGCGGGACGACGAGCAAGACGCTGACGGTCAGCAACAACCTGACGCTGGCCGGCACGGACGGCTCGACGCTGAACATCGGATCTGGTGGCACGCTCGGCACCGGCGCATTTGCCACGATCGCCAACTACGCTCCGCTGGCCAGTCCGACATTCACCGGCACGGTGACGACGCCGAACCTGGCGTTCAATACGGCCGGCGGCGTCATCTCTGGCGACTTCAGCAACGCGACTGCCAGCAGCCGGGTTGCGTTCCAAAGCAGCACGACCAACGGCAGCACCATCGTCACGGCGAAGCCGAACGGCACAGCCACGGCCTCGTACTTCATCGCCCACAACGCGGCAGCGGTCGACAACTCGGCATACGCTTACCTTGGCGTGACCAATACTGCGGTGCTGCTTGACTCGAACAAGATCGGCACGGGCACGGTAGTTCCTCTGATCGTGCGGACCAACGGCGCCGACCGGCTGACGTTCGGCGTGTCTGGCGGTGCGGATCTCGCCACCGGCCTGCGCGAGGCCAAGGTGACGATGGCCGCCAACGACATCGACCTGCGCGCCGGGAACTACTTCACCAAGACCTTCAGCGCCGGATCAGTGAGCATCACTGCGTCCAACGTGCCGGCGAGTGGCACGGTCGGGGCGTTCATCCTTGAGGCTACAAACGCCGGCCTGGCGACGATCACCTGGCCGACCGGAACGAAGTGGGCGGGCGGCACAGCGCCGACGCTGACCAGTTCCGGCGTTGACATCATCGGTTTCTACACGCACGACGGTGGCACGACGTGGCGTGCAATGCTTCTCAGCAAGGACTCGAAATAATGGCAGTGCGTGACATTCTCATGGCCGCAGGGGGTTCTGCAAGTAGCTTGCCGGTGGCTAAAGCGATAGCGGTTGCACATGACACCTCCCCCTACGTCACAGCCTATCCTTGGTCAGGTTCAGGGTTTGGGACGAAGTATTCGAAC